AGCTCATCAAGGAAAATCGTTTCAGGTCTTGAAATACCGCGAGCAGCCGCGCCGCCTGCCTTGACCATGTAGCGATTGCCATTGAGCAACTCGATTTCTTCCGATCCGTGAGCCCACCTGATGCGCTTGACCTGAGATCGCAACACAGCATTTGATTCGATAATGGAAACCATGTGCCTGAAGGTTTCTAGCGATGTCGTCAAGCGATGAGCTGTGCCAATTTGCAGCGGCTCATTCCACAAAAACAAACCCGTCAAAGCCCGCATGATCTGAAAGGTTGTCTTTCCCGATTGGCGCGCAACCACGACACAAACCTGAGAATTTAACCAACGACCATCGGGCTTGACGCGATGGCTCTCAATTGCCAGCCATTCTTGCCACGGCATCAGCTTCATTCCGATGCTGTTGGCAAAATCAATCATTTCTTGACCCTTAGACGGCAAATTTGAAGGCTTTGAGGCGATTCTCGGCAGCGTAGAGCCGATAATTGAGCCCACAGGTGGAAAGAATCCCGATGCTTCCCGATTCGTGTCTGTAATGACCTTTAGACGCCCTTTTTGAGCCTTTCCAGCCTTAGTCATGACTGCGCGATTCGTTTCGTGGTGAAACTAAACCGCGGAGGGACATGGCGGTGGAACGGCTTGCTAAAAAATCGACAGGCATTGAATCCTTTTTGCTGTAATTGCAACGACGGCAACAAGCGACCAAATTGTCGTCATGATCCGTGCCTTGCTTGGCAACGGGCACTACATGATCCACCGTGTCAGCTTCCAATCCGCACCAAAAGCAACTAAATCCATCACGCTGAAGAATGCGTTGCCTAATCTTCTTCCAATGCGTTGAGTTCGCATCACGCTGCGATCTGATAGTCATTCAATACCACCCAAACTTCTTTTGATGTGCCAATGCTCCATCACATATCCTGCCACTATAACGCTTTGTTATGTATTTGAGTGTTAAATCAATTTGCTTTCGTGGGCTTTGTTTGCCATACCAATCGGATCGCATTTGCCCTAGACCTGTGTGCGATCCATTTCTTACCCAATATCTCCAAGAGCTTTCACGATGTATCAATTCAACAAAGCATTCAAATTCAGTCCATTGATTGATTTGATTGTGTGCATATAGCTTCAGGTTCATCGAATCATTGATCCAATGAACCTGATTTGCATTTGTTGTCTGATAAGTAAAACCCACAGCTAAAGCCGTTAAGGCAAAGAGCTTCCCCAAACACTTTGCCCGCCGCTGCGAGCAATCTCGCGTCGCGGCTCGCTGCGAGCGTGCAGAGTGTAATTGATTGTCAAGTGTCGTCAAATCTTCACGCTCATTCATCGGCGTGTTGCACAGGCTGTGCATCGGTTGTGGATAACTTAATGTCAAACATTTCCACATAAGATTCAGGCAGATAAGACATTGCCCTTCGCAAATAAAGAATCGCTTGCAGGGCTGTTGCCGCTTCAGCTGTAAAAGTCATCTCAATTGTGTGTTTGCGTTTCATCGCTTAGCTCCTCTACATTTTCCAATTCTTCCACGCCAAACGCGCTGCAACCTGAACATTGAACAAATACCTTGTCAAGCGGCAATCTGTCTGAAAGATCATTGAAGCTCAAATGCACCTTGTGCGCCTTACAGATTCGACACTTTGCCCGATACAGCTTCGCCATATTTGCTCCTATAAAGATTTTCGATTGGTTGAAGGTTTTGTTGCCCGATCCACCAAGTCGGCTGTTTGTGGTGTTTGTAGCGATCTCGCTTTGCAATACTGACAGGAATCCAGCCCGCGATTCTGTATTTCGGGCACTTACCCACGACCAACACAGCAACATCGTGATTGCGGTCTGATTCATAGATAATCAATGACCCGCCGTCATAGTGTGTCCATTTGACTTCAATCGCTGCTCCGACATCAGCTGTCAGCTTGAATCGGCTCATTGCAGGATCAAAGCCAATCATTCCAAAATACTTCGCCACAGCTATTTCAGCCCCGATGCTTTCGGTCACCTGTGCAACATATTCGGGAAATGAAAGCTCTTTGTCATATCGGCTGGAATGATTAGGTTTCAGATCAAGCTCTTTGATTCGGCTCAATGCGACTTCGGCTGCTCTGATTTGTTGTGCGTAATCAAGCACAATTTTCATTTTGCTGCCCTTTCCTTATCGCTTAACATGTGATCTGGAACAGGCTCTTTTTCAATCTTAGGATCAAGGTTCAATCCGCGCTCATTGAGATAATCGGCATAATCTTCAGGCGATAGCCAATCATCACCGTCAGGCGTTTGCTTCCACCATATGATCGGGCATTGCTTGGCTCGATTCCTCTCCGAGCAAGCCCAACCAAGATAGGGCTTCCCCGACTTCTCCGATGTGCCAACGCGTTTCAAACGATGCCCATGCTGGCATTTTGGCGGCTCTGACATCAGCTTCGCACCGAGCACCTGTTTCAGCTCTCCGATTGATTCGGCAGCTGTTTTGACATTTGCGGGTTTGTAATGATCCACGGGCTCGGCTTGGAGCTTTTCTGCCTTCTCCATGTCTTGCCGCGTAGGTCGAGCGTTTGACGGCGTAAGCGCGCCAATCGCCCGACCATAGGCTGAAGTCACCGCGTTTTCGACCCAAAAATCGCGATTGACGCCATGCGTTGCCCGATGCTCAAAAGCGTAGTCAATAGCAGCGGGCAATTCGTTAGGATCATCGGTGCGAAACGCTATCGCGCGCACCAAAATTCTACCATTCTCAAAATCAATGTGATCAATGTGGGCTTCAATTCTGCCCATAGGAAATTCAGCCCGAAACCTAGTGATTCGAGCATTGACATCTTCGTAATTGCTGAGATCAAACGCCATCACTTGACCTGCCGTGTGATTGCTCTGCCTTTGTAGAATCCTTGCGTGTAGCCAACTTCCTTGCCGTTATTGAAGCCTTTTGCATAACCGATCAGCAATGCCATAAAAAGCCCGCCAATCATAAAAACGACCGAAATGGTCGTGTTCAAGAATGTTGCGATTGTTTCCATTTTTGCTCCCGTTGCCGCAACTTCATTCGAGCTGCCAGCACTTACAGAATGACATCAATCGCCGACAATTTCAAACACTTGGCTTCGCCTTCGGCGTGTCATCGTCTTTCTTTCGTGATTTCAAGCCGTTGCCTGCTAAGACACCGCCAAGCGATCCCGTCAAGAAAATTGCCAGCGTTTTAAGCAAATCGATGAAAGCTGCATCGTTTGGAGCTTGCGCGCCGATGGGCTGCGTGACAAATATCAGGGCATACACCGTGCCTACCGTGACGCAAAAGAATGTCAGCGCAAGCGTTGCCCCAATCAAGAAAATGAGCCGCGCGTGTATGTCTTCAGGGCTCAACTTTTGCTTTGTCGATCTCGGATTGAGTAATTGTTGAACCCAAAATGTCCGTTGTGCAAGTTCCCGTGACTTTGCATTCGGGTGCTTGACATTCATTCAAATTCCAATTGTCGAATTCTTGGCAAGGGTATCTGATCCAACCGTCATAACCGCATGATGTCAGGGCGAGCGAAAGGGTAAGCGCGCCCAGACACCACGCGATCAGCTTATTTGCTGATCCCGAAAGCGGCATCGTTTGGATTTGCCCACCGCATTAACACGGGCGCAAGTGCAGCGATGCCAGCCAAACCAAGTGTTTTCAGGTCGGTTGTGCCTGTTGCTAGATAAACCGCAAGCGAGCCTGCGATAAAGCTACGCAACCAGCTCGCTAGAAGTGCTTTGATTTTTTCCATTTTTCTTTTTCGCTTTCTTCGGCTTTGTAGGTGTAGCCGAATCGGGAGCTTCAACGATTGGAAAATCGCCGTCAAACGGTGTGAATCTTGGAATGCCAAAACCGACAACAGGCGAACCCTTGCCGATTGCGCGCTCCTTAATCATCACCATTCCACCATTGCGCTGATCTCCCGTGCCTGATGTGTTGCCTTCAACGCAAATGACAGAATCTTTTTTCACATCAACGACGATGCCAATGTGCGAAATGCGATCAACGCCGTCGTGTGGAAAATCCATAAAAGCCAAATAACCTTTTTGCGGTGTTTCGCTCCATCGATTCTGATCCTTAAATTTTTGTGCTCCCGCTGCCGTGCTGACAACCGATGGAATCTTGATGCCAATTTTTGTCGCGCACCACATCACAAAACTTCCGCACCACGGCAAACCATCAGCCATCGTGTGTTTGCCATACTTGGTCAAATTGACAGGTTCTTCAATGTAGCCAACTTCAGCCAATGCAACTTGGCAAAATCTTTGAGCTGTGCCGTCAGGATAATTCACAGACCAAGAGCTTTCAAATCATCTGACGTCAGACCGAGTGCTGCAAGTTTGGCTTCTGCTGATGCCTTAGCGACTGCCTGCTCGGTTTGTTGCAAAGCCAAAATTTCTAATTCTGCTTGGGCTCTTGATTTATTTAATTCAGCCTCTTGCAATTCTGCATCAGTAGCATCTCTCAAAATTTGTTCGCCTGTTGTGCAATTGATTTCTAGTATTTTCATATCATTTTACTCCGTATAAGAAAATAGAGCCGTTTTCATAATTGTCACCGTTTAAGGTTAAAGTGACCCTATTTATTGCCGCTGTATTAGCCCAACCGCCTTGACCTGTTGTGACAATGTGCTGATTTTGCGGTCTTCCACCTGAAGTGAAAAATATGCTTTTTTTATAATCTCCGTTTGCATAGTTTGGAATATCAATAATCATACCGCCCCATCTGTCATTTGCATCACTACTTTGCGCCACAAAAGCCCCTGTGTTAATTGAAGTTTGCCCACCAGCATTGAAAGAAGCAACAGTCGTGGTGCTTTGTATTGCTTGATAGTTGTAATTTGCGCCAGAATCATTATTTAACCTAACATTGATTGACCTGTTAAACGACCCACCACTTTTTATTCCTTGACAAGAAATGAACAAATGCACATAAGTGTCAGGAATTGAAGTAAAATCTGCCGTTCCGCTAGTGTTGTTGAAAGTTGCTTGGGCAATTAAAGTCAATCCACCAGCAGCAGGAGCAGCCCACTTCAATCCCGTTGGTGAAACCGTGCTGTCGGCTGTTAAAACATGACCATTCGTTCCAGCTGGCAAGTTGTCGAATGCCGCGTTGCCTGTTCCAACAATCAAATCGCCTTTTGCTGTGATTTCTGTTGCCATTGAATTTGTTATTGTCACCGCACCTGATGTGCCACCGCCGCTGATTCCTGTGCCAGCTGTGACACCTGTGATGTCGCCTTGATCATTTGCAATCCAAACAAAGTCAAGATCAGTTGCAGAATTTTTTGCAAGTATTTGACCTGATGTTCCACCTTTTAGATCAAGAAATGAAGTGTCAATTCCATTGCCTAAAGTGCGAATAGCAGCTGCACCATCTTTGACCAAATCGGTGTCGGCGGGTGTTGTCCAACCGAAGTTTGTTGTGCTCGGCATGTGCTCTCCTTACGCGACGATCGTCGCTTGTTCCCAGATAAGTGTAGGCGATAAAGTGTTCCAGCGTTCTGTGACAGGCACAGAATTCCAACGAAATGCCTGCAAGCTGAATGCCAGCGGCGAAACGGTCATGGTCAATTTTATGTCGCTGACGGTGGCTTGGAATGTCCAACCCTCGACAAAACCCTGAAATTCGCCGCCGCTCATATTGGCTGGCAGGTTTTGCAGGTTGATTGGCATTCCCATGAATATGTCCAAAAGCGATG